CTCTTTTTCACACCCGCGAGAAAGTAAATAAGATGAAAGGAAGGCCAAAAATACCTACAGAATTAAAAAAACTGAAAGGAACCGAGGATAAACGGTGGATGTTGGAAAATGAAGTAAAATTTGATTTAGTGATGGGCGACAATTCCGATAAAATAAAATTGAAAGGCGACGCGCTAAAAATATTTAGCGAAGTTTGCGAGCAGCTGCGCAAAACTGGAATCATGGCCGAAGTTGACAGCGAGTTGGTTTCGGCGTATGCGCAGAAGTTGGCAACGTATAAGCAGGCAATAAAAATGCTGGAAGCCGAGGGCGAAGTAATAACTGGAGAAAAAGGCACGCGCATAAACCCGTGGTTTGATGTCAGCGAGCGAAGCTTGAAGCAAGCCATTGCCATTGGCGTGTTGTTCGGCATCACACCAAGCGCACGCGCTCGGATACCTGCCCAGGCAGCACCGGCAAGCAAATTAGAATTACTTAAAAAGAAAATATCATGAAAGTATTTAAGATTGAACAGACCGCAAGCGGTTGGGTTATAACAATTGACGGCGCGGCCGTTGATAAATGGGGCAAGCCTTCAGAAGCTCCGCACGTTTACCGCAATAAATATCTGGCGCAGCTTGCAGAGCGGTATCTGAAAAATATAACGGTTACCGTGAGCAGCGACGAAGACAGCACAGACGTGGTTGTGAAATGGAGCAAGCCAAAGCATACGCGGAAAAAGTAAAAAGCGGCGAGATTGTTGCCGGTCAGCTTGTGCGCAATGCGTGCGAGCGTTTTCTGCGCGACCTAAAGGGCTGGCAGTTTGAGCAGTCAAATGTTGATCACGCCGTAACGTTTATCCAAGAGTTGGAGCATACGACTGGCGAGCATGCAGGTCGTAAGTTTATACTTGAGCCATGGCAGTATTTCATTGTGGCCAATCTTTTTGGGTTTGTAAACGATGACGGGACGCGCAGATTTACGCGGGCTTACGTTGAGGTACCGCGGAAAAACGGAAAGTCGACTTTTAGCAGCGCGCTGATGCTGTATGGATTATTGGCCGACGGCGAGCCAGCGGCGCAGGTGTATAGCGCAGCTACGAAGCTTGACCAAGCAATGATGGTATTCGGCGAATCGGTGCGCGTTTGTCAGAACGTAGATTTTTTGCAGGGCGAAGTCGTTGTAAACAACAGCGTTAACAATCGGCGGATATTATACGGGCAGAATCTGTATAAGCCGCTGGAATGGAACCCGAATAAGCAGGACGGTTTGAATACTCACTTCGCGTGTATTGATGAATATCACGCGCACCCAAGCGACGACCTTTATAACGTTATACGCAACAGTATGGGCGCACGCCGTCAGCCGTTGCTGTTCACGATTACAACGGCGGGGTTTAATAGAGAAAGCCCATGCTACCGACATAGGCAGTATTGCGGGAACGTGTTAAACGGCGCGATTCAAGACGATGGCCTGTTCACGATAATCTACAGCTTAGACAGCGGCGACGATTGGACAGACAGAAAAGTTTGGGCGAAGGCAAATCCAAATTGGGGGGTTAGTGTTTATCCGCGGCAATTGGAGCAAGCAGTTAACGAGGCGCGCGAGTTTGTGCATAAGGAAGTCGAGTTTAAAACGAAGCTGCTTAACGTGTGGACTGACACCGCGCAAACGTGGATAAGCGACAGCGACTGGGCAGCATGTGAGCAGCAGCTTAGTTTATTGGGCGAGCGCTGCTATGGCGGGTTGGATTTGGCGAGTACGTCGGATTTCTGCGCGTTCAGTTTATGGTTTCCAGAACATAACGCCGTAAGAACGTGGTATTATTTACCCGAGGCGGCAATTAAGAAACGGACGGATAACGTAGGGCAGTCATATCAGCAATGGTTGAGGGATGGCTACATCGTGGTAACTGATGGGAACGTAACGGATTACGGATTTATTAAGCGGCATATTATGGAGCTGGCCGAAGATTACGACATACAGGATATAAGCTTTGACCGATTTAACGCGTCGCAGTTGGTTATTGAGTTGCAGAACGAAGGTTTGCCGATGTTTCCTTTCGGTCAGGGTTTTGTTAGCATGTCAGCTCCGACGAAGGAACTTGAGCGAAAGGTTATGAATCGCGAGTTAACCCATGACGGCAACCCGGTAACTCGGTGGATGTTGGGTAACGTGTTGTTGCAATACGATCCCGCAGGAAATGTGAAAGTAAACAAAGCGAAGTCGGGCGATAAAGTGGACGGCGTGGTTTCGATTATCATGGCGTTGGGTGGTTGCATGATTGAGGCCGCCAAAAATGAAACGCAGGATTTTTGGTTTGTGAAGCTATGAGGTTAGAGCTTATATATATCGACGAATACATTAAGCGATATTATGAGCTGTTGCCGTTGCATCCAACTTATGAGAAAGCTTGGGAGGCATTGGAGGCAGAATATAAGAACGCCATCGGCCGCAACCGATACGCTAATTATGCAACGTTCAGAGTTGTGTTGTGCCGATGGATGAAAATAAATAGACGTTGTTAACGTCAATGAAGTAATTTAATATTTAATTTGTATTATGCAATTTCGGCTATGGCCAACTAAGACGGAGAAACGTAGCAGCCTATCAGCGCCGCCTGACTGGTTAGTCAATACGCTATCAAATATATTTGGTATTCAAACTAAGTCGGGCGCGGCTGTTAACGAAAATACAGCGTTATCTATTTCCAGCGTTCACGCATGCGTGAGAGTTATAAGCGACGGCATAGCAGGATTGAGCTTGAAGTTATACAAGGACGACGGAGCAAATAAGACGCAAATAACTAACAACTACGCGGCGGCGTTATTGAATGATCCTAATAGCTACCAAACCAAATTTGATTTTATTAAATATATGGTTGGGCAGTTGGTGTTAAAGGGCAACGCATACGCTTTTATTAATCGTGACGCGCGTTTTATTGCTTACGAATTGCATCCAATCCGCAGCGAATACGTCGAGCCGATAATTGAAAACGGCCAATTATTTTACCGCGTTACAATGAAAGGTTACCCGCCGATGGTTCCGTCAACAGACATGCTGCATTTTAAAGGGCTATGTACTGATAATCCATTGAAGGGAAAGAATCCTATACAGGTTCACGCCGAAAGTTTGGGCATTGATTTAGCGGCCATTAGCAGCAGCGCAGGCGTTTACAAAAATGGAGTTTTAAAATTTCTGTTAACAAGCGACGCAGTAATTAAGCCAGAGCAAGCGGCGAATTTAAAAAATAGCTTAGACGATGTGATTCAAGGCCAAGCGCGCAGCACGGTGTTGCCGAATGGTATTAAGATGGAGAAACTTAGTCTAAGCCCAGAGGAAGCACAGTATATTGAGCAGCGCAAATTTTCAGCGCAGGAAATAGCGCGTATGTTTGGCGTCCCTGCTTCCATGATAGGCGCAAGCGACGGCGGTATTAAATCCAGCGTAGAACAGGAGTTCCAAGATTTCTATGCTCGCACGTTGTTAGCGTATGCGATTAACATTGAACAGGAAATGGGGCGCAAGCTGTTGACGGAGCAAGACAAACAAACGGACTATTTTAAATTTAACTTTAATTCGTTGCTAAGAGCAACGGCAAACGATCGCGCAGATTTTTATAATAAAGGCATACGCGGCGGCTGGTTATCACCAAATGAAGCACGGATGTTTGAAGATATGAATGGCTACGGCGAAGGCGCCGGCTACATGGTAGAATCTAACCTAATCCCAGCGGAGCAGATGGGCGCATACATGGACGCTAAGATAATTAACTTAACTAACAAGGCATTGAATAACAACAACCCGACAGGGGATAACAATAATACGCAAGCGTAATGAGAGAGAAACGCACCATAACAGGAACTATAAATTACCGCTCCGAAGGCGAAGGCATGCCAACGCAGTTGGGCGGTATTGCCGCGGTGGTAAACAGCGCAACGGATTTGGGTTACTTTGAGGAAGTAATAGCACCGGGCGCGTTTGATTACGCATTGGGCAAAGAATATGACATACGCTGCCTATTCAACCACGAAAGCGAGTTGATTTTAGGGCGCACCAAGGCGAACACTTGCAATGTGTTTGTTAACGGCGACGGAAATTTAGAATACACTTGGATTCCAGATTACGAAAACCCGACGCATGTTAGCGTGGTGCGCAGCATTATGCGCGGCGATATTACTCAATCTTCGTTTGCCTTCACTATCCGCGAGCAAGTTTGGACAGAATCCGAGAAATACGGAACTATGGGCAAGCGCGTGGTAAATGTGATTGAGGATTTATACGACGTTAGCCCGGTTACATATCCCGCATACGAGGAAACCGAAGCAGACGCTCGCAGCATTTTAAAGATGCGCGACGAACAGCGCGAAATTGACGCGGCCGAGCAGTCAAAGGCCGACGCTGATATTATTAAATTGATTGCAATCAGATACAAAAATTATTAATACATGAAAAATATTAAGGCACTTAAAGAAGAGCGCGGCCACTTGTTAGACGAGTTAGCTGGCTTGCAGACTGTTATCGAGCGCGAAGCTCGCAGCATGAGCGAATTGGAAACCAACAGATTGAACGACATTGAAGCGCGTTTGTCATCTATTGCCAACGAAGTAGAGAAGTTAGACAAGCTTCAGAACTTGGCTGCACAGGCTGCTGGAAACAGCGTAAGCCGTAGCGAAGAGAAAGAAAAATCTAAGATGAAGGATCAGTACAGCTTCAAGCGCGCTATGGAAATGGCTATCTCTGGCCGTCGCGATGGCGTAGAGGGGGAGTTCAACGCAATAGCTGCTGAAGAATATCAGCGCAGCGGTGTTTCTGTTTCTGCTCATTCAATCAAAATTCCTTCCGAAGTTTTCAAACGCGACATGACTGCTACCGGTGGAAGTTCAGGTTCCGAGGGTGGCGTAAACATCCAAACTTCAGTCGGTTCTATCATCGACGTATTGTTGCCTCGCACCGTGTTGCGCGGATTAGGCGTACAGCAGTTGTCAAACTTGGTTGGTAACTTAGACCTTCCAACTGCTTCAACTTTGCCAAGCGCAGGTTGGAATACCGAGAATGGTTCAGCTACTGAAAAAAGCCCTGCATTCAGCAAGGTAACTTTTAGCCCTAAGAGATTAGCTGCTTATATTCAGGTTTCAAACCAGTTAATGTTGCAATCATCTAACAGCATTGATGCTTATGTTAGAAATTGGTTATTACAGGCTATGGCTCAATCGATGGAAGCTGCTGCGATTAAAGGCGGTGGTTCTAACGAGCCTACCGGTATTATTGCCAACGCAAACGTTAACGTAGTTTTCGCAGGCGGTGCAACTTCAAACGCTACCAACGCTAACGGAGCTGCTCCAGTTTGGGCTGACGTAGTTAACTTGATGAAGGCAGTTGAAAACGCTAACGGCGATGGTGTTGCTTACTTGACTAACCCATTGGTAAAGGCTAAATTGCAAACAACTCCACGTCAATCAAGCGGCGTTGAAGGTAACTTTATATGGCCTGCTGGTGGTTCTGAATTGAACGGTTACCCTGTAGCTACTTCAACTTTGGTTCCTTCCAATTTAACTAAAGGTTCTTCCTCTACATTGAGCGCTGCTATTTTCGGAGATTTCTCTAAGATGGCTTTAGCTTCATGGGGTGGTATGGAATTGACTGTAGATCCTTATAGCGGCGCAACTGCTGGCTTGACCAACGTTGTGTTGAACGCTTACATGGATTGTAATTTATTACAGCCTGCGGCCTTCGCAGTTTGTAAGGACATCGTAGCCTAAACATAGACGTGGCGCGGCCGTTATCCGCGTGCGGTGCTGGTGGTTAATTCTGCCAGCATCGGCCAATTATGAAAGTAAGATTTTTAACCAACCCAACCGGCAAGTGGAATTTATCCTATAGCCTTGGCGAAGTTGTGGAATTGGAAACAAAACAGGCCGAGCTGCTTATAGAAGCGGGCGACGCTGTATTGGTGGAAGAGGCCAAGCCGAAAAAAGTAAAGCCAATTAATCCCGAAGAGGGCGACTAATGATTACAGGAAAACGCATTATATCCTATAGCAACGCTGCTACTGATTACGTTTCTTTGACGGAAGCGAAGCAGCATCTGCGCGTAACGTCTACAAGCGACGACACATATATCAGTAATTTGATTATGATGGCTGTAGATGCGTGCAGTCAGTACTTGGGCTATAGCGTGCGTAAAGCATCGGTTCAGTATGGGTTTGATAACTTGGTGGGGCAGCCTGCAATTATGAATCCAGTTAACGGAACGGAGCAGCCTATAGGTAATTTGCTGCGCATACCCGGAAGAGTTCTAAGCTTGACAAACGTACAATATGTTAACGACAATAATACTGCGCAGGCGTTTAGTGATTATATTGTTTCGCCTCAGCCATTGGGTAGCTACGGCCGCACCTTATTTATAACGGATGCGCCGAGTTCGACTACCGACGACACTACCAAATATTTGGTATCTGTTGTTGAAGGCTTTGAGCCGCCATCGGCTACGGGTGTAGACGCAAGCGACATCATGCCGCAATCGATTAAGTTTGCTGCGCTGTTATTGGTGGGGCAGTATTATGATAATAGGCAGTCGATTGTGGTAGGTACGATTCAGAGTAAAATGGATTTTGGATTGCATTATTTACTTGATCCTTATAAAGCAAATTACTTTATATGAACGCGGGCAAATTCGACGAGCTTATTAGTTTGCAGTCGTACACTACAACGACCGACAGCGCCACAGGCGAAAAGCTACAGACCTGGGCGCAGTATGCAACAGAGTGGGCGCAAGTTGTGGAAGCACCGGCGGGAATTGAGCAAGTGAACGGCGACCGCCGCGAGCATAAACAGACGGTAGATTTTACAATCCGTTATAACGGAAGCGTAAGCGTTTACGACCGCATCGAATGGGGTGGGCAATATTTTAATATTATTAATATTCAGGATTTGCAGCGCCGCATGTATTTGAAATTGCAAACCGAATTGACCAAATGAGCAGTAAGGTTACTGGCATTGAGGACACCATTAAAGCGCTGAAAGCGGTAGGCGCAAGCATCGAAGGTAAGGAATTACAGGACGTTATGCGAGGTGAAGGCCGTAAGGTTATAGCCACGGCAAAAAGTTTGGTTCCCGCTGACAGCGGCGACCTACGCGATTCGATTGGATTCATAACAAGCAAGGACGATAAATTTAAAAGCTCGGTGCTAATAGGCACGCGCCGCAATTATTACAACCATTATCTGGGCGTTATGTACGAATTTGGAACGGCTCCCAGAATACAGAAAAATGGGCGTTATACCGGTACGATTGAACCGCGTCCATTCATGCGCCCTGCATTGGATAAAAATAAGCAGTCGATTGTTAACGGCATATTTAAGGGCGTTTCAAAGATTGTAAGTAATTTAGCGAAAAAATATAATTTAGAATAACATGCCAACTACAGGACCAGTAAACGGAACGTTAATC